GGCACGGCAGGTGTGGTTCGGTGAGTTGAGGCGTGTCTTGGCGCGGTGAGGCAGGTGGGGTTAGTCAGGGTCCGGCCCGGTGTGTCAGGGTACGGCATGGCGAGTTCAGGCGGGGCAGGTAAGGTGGGGGTGAGGTGGGGCATGGTAGGGTTGGGTCGGGTACGGCACGGCAGGTGGGGTTAGGCACGTTCCGGTAGGTCTTGGTATGGCCGGGTACGGCAGGTAAACAAGAATTACACGACAGAACCGGATGGTCCGGTTCTGGTCTTACAAAGCCAAAAAGGAGTTATCCAATGGCAAAGACAGAGACACAGACAGTTACAATACCAGCTATGAAGATCGAAACGATTGAGATTACCTTGATCGGTGACAGCCCTCTGATCACGCACAAGTGGTCGGAGAAAGCCAAGAAGGAAATGCTGGATAAGCAGATGAAAAAAGCCAAGACCGTCAGGGAAGCGAAAGACCCCTGGCAAGACTTCTGCGACAGTATGTATTGGCTCGACGGACAACCAGAGAAAGCGACACAGAAAGACGTTGACGATGGTCGCTTCGGTTTTCCGTTGATTGGCTTCAAAGCCTCTGCCGTGACCGCTTGCACTTCTCACGATATGACCAAGGTCGCCGCCCGTCAGTCCTTCCATGTCTTAGGTGACATGGCACAGATCGACGGTGACGCCCCGGTGATGCGTGAGGACATGGTACGGGTCGGCATGGGTACGGCTGACCTACGCTATCGCGGAGAGTTTAAACAGTGGCGTACCACGTTCAAGGTTGCGTTCAACGCGGGTGTGATGTCTGCCGAACAGGTCATCAATGCGTTTAATGTCGCGGGCTTTGGTGTTGGCGTTGGTGAGTGGCGTCCCGAAAAGGACGGACAAAACGGACGTTTTCATGTTGCCGTGGAAGGCGAATAATCATGCCTATGGTCTTTGAATTAAGATCAGGCGCGTTTCTCCGTGCCGGGTTAACCCCCGGCGCGGTAGGCGCGGAGTTGACCCGTATCAAAGAAGAATACGGAGAACTGACCCCTGAAGCCGTCTTGGAACAGGCGAAGAAGCACAACAACACCCTTCATACTCAATTCGATTGGGATGATGACATAGCCGCTGGTAAATGGCGGCGTGAACAAGCCGCCGAACTAATCCGCGTCATCCTTGTCAGGGATGACGGGGTCGAGGATAGTAAGGCTGTACGGGCGTTCGTTAAACTTGAGAACGTCAGATCAGACCCCTACCGTCCTATTGTCGATGTCTTGGCCGACCCTGAAATGAGGGCGCGGCTATTGGAAAAAGCCCATAAAGAACTGGACGCCTGGACCCGACGATACGAAAACCTTGAAGAGTTCGCCGTGTTGATAAAGACTATCAAAAATTGGCGAGGTAAGTGATGTCAATATCCACTAATAAATTCCTCGACACCATCTTCGACGCTCTAAACGACGATGAATACGTCTGTGTGTCCCGCGCCGTCGAAAAGAAAGACGGCACGGGCTACTGGTTCAAGTCGTTTAAACGTGACGCCCGACAGTGGCGCAAGTGGGACGCCAATAAGCAAGCCGTCGCGTGGTACTTCTGCGTCTCCACCGTCAACGGCGATTTAAATACCAAGGGCACGATGGTCGGGCGTGGGCGCAAGAACCTCAAGCGTTACCATTGCATCGTGCTGGACGACATCGGCACCAAGGGCAAACCACCGCCCATCGAGCCGTCGTGGAAGATCACCACTTCCATCGTGGACGGTGTCGAGAACCAGCAATGGGGTTATTGCCTTGACCCCGGCGACGATTGGGGTCGATACGAGGCCGTTGTCGAGTGGTGCGCTGCCCAGGGCTGGGCCGACGCGGGCGCTGGTGGCTCTTACAGGCTCATGCGTGTGCCTGGGTCGGCCAACATGAAGCCGGGGCGTCAGGAGTACCGTGCCCGAATCACCGACAGCGCGTGGGATGTCTGGTCGCTGGACGAGTTCATTGACGACATGGGCTGCGACGAAGACGCTCTCGATATCAAAGACCCCATCGTCCTCATCAAGGAAGGCGGGGCGTCCGCTATGGATGGTATCGACCCCATGCTGGATTGGCTGGTCGATCAGGGCCATGTCGTCCGCGACGATGGCGGCGAATGGGTGGACATCCTCTGCCCGTGGGCTGACACCCACACCACCGGGGAGAATATCGCTGGCTACAGCCCGCTGGGCCGTGGGTCGGGCGAGTACGTCCAGACCCGTGCGTTCAATTGCCTTCACGGCCACTGCCGCGACCACAAGCTGACGAAATTCCGCGAGTGGGCGTCCAAACTGGGGGCACCCAGTGTGTCGGGCTACGATCCCCTGCCCTGGCTACAGGCCAGGTACGTCTACGTTGAGACGGGGCAGCAGGTCGCTGATCTGCACCAGCGCCCCTTTGGCGGGGTCTGGATGTGGGAACTGGCCGATTGGACAAAGAAACACCCTGGCCGGATCACCCCGCCGGGGCGCACCAACCCGATCACGGTGGCCGCGGCATTCATCGAAGACAGCAAGACCCGAAAGACTGTCGGCACCCGGTACAGCCCCGTGGCCCAACAACAGGACACAGGCATCGTGGATGCGTTTAAACAAGCCTACGTCAACACCTACGTCCCGCCCAACTGGCCGGAAACATCGAATGATCCTGAAATTTTTTTAGCGCATATCGACTACCTCGTCCCTAGATCGCACGACCGCGAGGTTTTCCTCAACTGGCTGGCGCACAAGATACAGAATCCCGACGTTCGTTCATACGCGACGGTTATGGTGGCAGAGGACAGCTATGGTATCGGACGTTCCTGGCTCAAGGACATGCTGATGGCGGCGCTCCAGGGACATGTTAATTCCGTCAGCCTTGCCCAGCTTATCGGGAAGGGTACGTCAGCCGAACAGACATACACCGATTGGCAAGCTGGCTGTCAGTTCCTGATTGTCGAGGAAGCCAAGGACAGCGGGCTGACGCGGGATGATTTCTATCACGGCTACGAGACGTTTAAACAGATGGTGGACACCAAGGTCATAAAGAACGTCCGCATCAACCCGAAATTCGGGCGCACCCGTCAGGAGAACATCTATTTCAACGCGCTTATTTTTTCCAATCACACGGACGCAATGGCCCTGCCTGACGGCGACCGCCGCGTATTCGTCGTTGAGAACCCGACTAAGCGTCTCGATTATGCGTATTACGACAGGTTGACCGGGTGCCTGGACGGTGGCGAACCCGCCCGCGTGTACTGGTGGCTCATGCACCGGGATGTCAGTACGTTCGATCACGTCTATCCGCCCATGACCCCGGCCAAATCCCTGATGATAGAAAGCACCCGTGCGCCGTCAGACAGCATCATCGAATGGATGGTGGCAAACCACGCGCCCGATCTCGTAACCAAATCAACCCTGAAAATGGCTGTCGTTCTTGCCGCCCGCGATCTCGACCTCGACAAGATCATGCGCGATCCATCAGGCGTCAGCCGCATGGTCTGGCGCAAGATCAAGAGCCTTCGCCCCGAAGACGCGAAAAACGGTGCGCGCTACATGATCGACGGCAAGCAAACTGAGGTTAGAGCCATCCGCCGGGTGGATCATTGGGTCGAACGGGACGTGGCCAGAGATAAAAGTGCCGTTGAAATCAGTCTGGGCACGACGGAAGTGGCGTCAAATGTGATAGATATTAGAGGAGGGTAGTGAGATGATGAAACATATAATTTTTGTCAGCACAATGACTGTGGTCGCGGCGTTTATACTTTTGATCACGATAGAATGGATCGCGGGCTGCGGGGAGCCGGTATACAGTGCAGACGGCACTTGGCGCGTTGGCGAGTGCGTATTTTTATCGTCTAGCGCGGCAACTGGCCGGTGGTGATGATCCCTACAATTTTCACCATACTGCCCGCATTCTTACAATTAGACGATCACTTCGCGCTGGAAGCTGTTTCGCCCATTTTGAGTCAAGCATCTCATCCGCTGCTCTTTGCCAAGACCTGTCCTTGATGGCTTCAAGCAGCTTTTTAAATTTTCCCAGCCGGTTTATTCCGAGGTTAAAACACATATTAGCAATAATTAGACGTGCTGACTCCGGCAATGTATCGAAGTCAGGTATCAGCTTTTGGCAGTCGTTCAGGGTCCATGCAATATCTTTAGAGAATAATTCTGAGACACGCTCCTCGCTTATTTTCTCACCGACCTCCCGATCCCGCATGTCTTCAGACCAAGGTGATCTAAATATATCTCGTATTTAAGACCCTCATCTTCCTCTAGTTCTTTTTGTAATTGCTCAATCATTTCTCCTTCTCCTTCTTAACGGTGGGCGTGACAGCCTTCTCGTAATATATGATGATCTGCTTCTGCTGCTGGAGGAACCGTTTTATCTCAGACATATTCAGCGCGAGTGTTTCATAGTCCCTGACGCTGATCGCATAGAACAGGAAATCACCGTTCTCTTTAGTGAACCGTGTTTTGAACTGTTTAAACGTATCCTCTGTCACGACATAGAAATGCAGATCGTTCAACTTCACAGGGCGCGGACGGTTTTGGATTGGTATCTTCCGCTCGACCTCGACCGTCCGAATTTCAAGCGGGAGAATATTTTTAAAACTGCTACAGCTATTTAGCAGCAGCAGGGGCAGAAACAACAGCGCCGGAAAGAACTTCAAGGCTACGGAAGAGTTTCTTCGTGCCAGCATTTATTTTTTTCTCCACTAGACCGGGCTTCCTTAGACT